GCCGCCGACGCCCGGCTGACGGCACCGGCCCGAGATCCACCGGGCCGCACCCGAGCCCGTGGCGCCGTCGCCGCCTGGCTGGGACGACCTGCCCATGCCCGCGGTGCGGGCACCGCCGTACACGGGCTCCGAGGCCACGGTAGGGGGCGGCATGGGCAACCGGCCTACCACCCAATCCGTCGCCTGCCCGGTCCGAGCACCCAAACTAAAAGCGAAGCTGACGCACGTGCCTGCTGCCCCCTGGTCGAGACATTTCCACGGCACACCGTACACCGCTCGATGAGCCTTGTCGGTGAACCGATAGAGGAATGTATCGACGCCTTTGGCTTGGGCCACGGCATCCGCACCGGCCTCTCCAAACGTCGGCTGATCGAGCTGGGCCAGAAATTCCTTCGTCGCGTTGGCGTCCGGCGTGTAGCCAAAATTCGCCTCGATATGCGACACGACGCGATGCGTTGCAATCTGCACCAACGTGCCGACAATCGCGGCAACGACGATGAAGGCTATAGCCCCAACGCTAAACCGTTCACTTCGCGACATCGGCGGCAGCCCTCGCAACGGCACGGAACGCGGCAACCCAATCGGCGCGCTTCTCAGGAGTCAGCGGGCCACCGTTGTTGCCGGCAGCAGAATCAAGGAACTGCTGAATGGCCTCGCGGGCCTTCGGCTGACGGGCTCCAATCGACTCGCCCAGCATCCGGCTATCGCGGGCAGCCACCCGCAAATCCTCAAGTTGAGCGCCGGTCTTGATCCGTTGCTCCGCGGCGGGCTTGGACCCGTCGAAGGCGAGATAGCTTGCCAGCTCGTCGCAGAGGCACGAGATGGCCGCGGCGTCCGCGGCGGCTGTGTCCGACACGAACTTTCCGCGAAGGCTGAACTCGCCCGGCCCGACGGGCGCAGGAGCCGGCCGGCCGCTCTCCATGGACGACACGACAAACCACAAGGCCGCCGCTACCAGCGCGGCCGCCAGCAGATACCGATTGCGTTGACTCACGGCAGCTCACTCCCGTTGACTAGGCACAGCGTCAGCACCTCGATCGCACCCTTCGCCTTGTCGTCCAGCGTTTCCGTCGCCTGGAGCCGTTCCCGAATCTCCACCACCAGCTCTAGGGCCTCGCGGCACGTCGCGTGCTTCGGGGCGGCCGGCTGCGTGACAGAGGGAAGGGAGAACGCCGCGGGCCGCTGAGAGGACATAGGCCAAAAGGCAACGGCGGCAGCAGCGGCCAACAAAAAACAGAAGGCGATCATTTCGCGGACCTCACAAGGGGAAGCAATTGGTCGATAGCACCGGAAGCTAGGGCAAGGATGAGCGCCCGAACGGACGGGCGGCACAAAACCCACAGGGCGGAAACAGGCAGCGGCACGGCCTTCGACGCGACCAGATCGAACAACGCGGCCACGGCCCCAACGGCCACGTCCTTTTTCTCAGGCCCCGACAGCTTCGGCATCGTGTCGAGGGCGGAAACAACGAGCCGCAGGAGGGCGACGAGCAACGCGCCGAACTCTTGCCACGTGATGCCGCCGCTGGCCGAGTCCTTCGCTGCCTGGAGGAACGCCCCGACGCGGGCCGCCAGATCGTCGTGCGGCTCGGCCGCCGCCATCGAGGTTTCGACAATCGCCGCCGTCATTTGATGAGGCCCTTTTCCCACAGGGCTTTCGCGGTCGCGACGTTGCACCCAAGCTCGTAAGCAAGCTGTTCCCAAAACGTGATGGTCGGCTTCGGTCGGCTGGTAATGCACCCGAGGCCGGTCTGCTTGGAGGCCGAATAGTGAACGTGATCGCCGCCCTGGCCGGGCGGAGCAATGGGTTCCCGGCCGTGCTTTCCGCGGCGGAAACTCGTCTCGTCGGTGCGGCGGTTGCTGGCGCGCTTGAACACGATTTTCTCCTGCCGTTATTGTACCTTTGTTCAGGTATCGATCGGCGCACGAAAAAGCTCACGAGCCGATACCGAGGGCATCGTGAACGCGAGCGCGGAGGGCATCGAGGTTTCCGTAGTTTTGGATTTCTTTTTCGCCCGGCAGCAGATTCACGCCGGCCTCGCTTGAGTGTGCCGATGCAGTCGCCTGGCCCAGCCTATGCACGCGCCATATCTCGCCGCCCGTCATCTGCCGGATGGCGTTGGCCTCGTTCTCGAAACGAACATCGGCAACGGCGACGATGCCGACGCCCTGCTCGCGGAGCACGGAGATCCGGCGTTCAAGCGCGCCAATCCAGATGCTTGGCCCTACCAGCTCGCGGCCCCATTCGGTCCCCAGCGTTTGAAGCATCTGCCGAGGCGACTTGCCGAGGCCGGGCAGCTCGCGCTCCTTGTGCGCCGGGCTCCGCAAAAGCGATTCCGGCACCCCGAGCATTGACGAAAGGGCAGCGTAAAGGGGATCGGCCAACTGCAGCACCACCGCCCCCGGGATCATGCCGGCGACCGTGCTCTTACCCGAGCCAGCCCGGCCGGCAAGGCCGATGACGCGGAACCGCCTGCCGCACTCGCGGATGCGATTGTGCATATCGTCGAACCTCTGCTTGACCCCGGCCCATTCGGAATCCAAGTCGCAGGCGGCTTCACCCACTGGCGGTATCGAAATACTCTCCCCACCCCCGGCGGCGTCAATCTGCTCGATCCTCTCCATCAGCGATTCCCGCTCTTTAAGTAGCCGCACAACGTCGGCGGCCAGCGCCCCGCTCGTGCCCGTCCACTGGCCCGTAAACCGATACGCCCGCTTTCGGGCATCCGCCAGATAATCCGCCGGCAGCATCGACCAGCTCACGGGCTTCCTCCAATGCGAGGGCCGGCGACGTGCATGGCCTCTAGGCCGCCGCCACCGTCGTAAATGAACAGCTCCATGGCCTGCCGCGACCCTACCCAGCCATGAGTTGCGTGATAGTCGTCGGGCGGCCCAAGCGACGGGGCAACCCGCACGAGCACACCGTCGATGGTTTCAATCGGCCGCGACCACTCCGCCGCCTGGTGGTGCAGGTGGCCGGTATGAATCTCGCGGTATGGGCAGGCCGCCCACTTTTCCGCGGCCTCAAGCGCCATGAGCTGCGGCAGTTTCTTCTTGGCATGGTTGCCATGCGCGAACCCGAGTAGCGTCCGGCCCTGGCTGGCGTACTTTCGGCTGGTGTACGCCTCGTCAACGATCACCCGGCGGTCGTCGCGGTATCGCTCAAGCAGCATCCGGTGAAATGCCCAACTGAGGCTTTCGTCGTGATTGCCCGGCACGAGCGTAACGTCGGCCGGCGCCGTGTCAGCCGCGTGCTCAACCAATCCGATCAGCGAGCCCCAGCCAACTTCGATCATCTTCTGCAGGCGGCCGTCGCGTTCGAGCGGCGTCCCCTTGGTCGTCTCGCCGGAAGGTCGGTCGTAGTGGAACAAGTCGCCCAGCATGGCAACCGTCAGCCGGCCGGGCTTGTACCGTCCGGCCACGTCCAGCAGCTCGCCGGACGCCTGGCCCACGAGCCGCTCCGCAATCGAAAGATCGTAGTCGTCTCCCCCGGTCGTCCGCCGCCATGCGTATTTGGCGAAATGCGTGTCGGCCACCACCAACACGGCCCATCGGTCCCCGGCCTTTGATGCTTTTACCTTCGGCCGGCGAGGCCGGCGTATTTCTTTCTTCGCCGCCGCGATCATTGCCTCAACGCATTCGCGGACACCCGGCCCCGGCCGGGGCTTGAGCCGAACGAATACGCGGAACAACTCCGTCACGATGGGCTGGCCCGTGCCGCGGTCAACCGACGCGCACTCCCACTTTGTGGCTTCACTCGCAGCCACTTCAAATGCTTGAAGGTCCGCGCCGATATGACGGAGCAGATCGTCCACCGTGCGTATAGTCCGCGACGTGGAGCGGGCTTCGAGAATGTCGCCAACCTGCTTTTGCGTAACCTGCTCCGCGCCGGCCGGGGGGCTGGGATCCGGCGAGCTGGCGGCGATGTCGGCGGCTAGGCTACGGGCCGTGCGTTTCATGTGCGAAGCCACCGCGACACGGTTTGTGCGTGAACTGCAATGCCACGCGAACCCAAGTTTTCAGCGATCACTTCCGAAAGCCGCGTCCTGGTCAGCGGTATCCTGCCGCCAACGAAATTGTCCTTCTCGGCTTCCAGCTCGGTTCGTATGTTTGCGTCGAGCGAGTCGATCCAACGTCGCCGCTTGAGGCCCGACGTTGCAGCGGCGATTGCTTCCTTCAACCCCAGTGCCGGCGGCGTGTGCTGTGGCGTTCGCTTGCCCATAGTGGCCTCCTGTGCGTTCCACAATCGCATACCCCGCACAGCCGTCCAGCCGGTTTTAAGGGCCCGCTATTTCGCCGCTGCGGCCACCCCCTCAATCGCCATGCCGATCTCCATCGCCAGATTCGCCGCGTCGTCGGATTCAGCCCACCCCGCGAGCCGCGTGAGAACGAACGGCCCCACGAGCGCGAGGGCCGCGTAGAGCAGGGCGACGGTGAGGGTTTCGTGGTCGTGCATTAGTACGTCAACCATTTTGTCGCAAGATAATTTACTACCGACAAGACTTCCGCATCGCTCAAGGCGCGGTCGTAAATAACCAATTCTCTTGCGTCTACTGCTTCAAATCCGCTTGCGCCTCCTTGCCTGCCAATATTCCACGCCTCCGAGCTAGACCGGAGGTTGGAATTGCCAGTTTGCGTATAAGACATTACGCCGCCTGAAAGCGCGCCAAGGCTCTGTCCGTTTCGCCAGACAAGTGACGTTATGCCTCGCGTCTGCGGAGATGCCGGGGAGGCAACGTACTGCGATGCCGCAACGATCCCACCGGGCACAGAAACAGACCAGCCGTTTCCACTGCCATCAATTCCACGGCCAACGCCAACGGTGCTCGTAAAAAACAGCGAGAAGTTGCTGCTGTCTGAAAACGTGCTTGATGTGCGCAGGAATGTAACCAGCCCGTCAAAACGCACAACGCGCTGCCCGCTGCTATTTAATTTCAAAAGCGGGCGTTGTGACGAAGTTGTTTGCGTGGCATGACGCGCGTTTCCAGATTTGTCTTCCCATCTGGCAACGGCGCCATCAACTGCAACGGCCGACCCTCCAGAAGTCGCGTCAAACAGTGTGGAGGCGTCGGATGCATCAAGCCATAGGTGCAATCCTGACGTAATCATCGCGGCTGGAGCAGCTGCACTGCTTGCAGAGGAAAAACTTCCGACTCCGACGCCGTTTGTAGCAGCCACGCGGAACACATAACTGGTGCCGTTAGAAAGCCCGCTCACGGTGGCCTTCGTCGCTAACGATGCCGAGCGGCTGACACTTGTCCACGTCGATCCAGAATCGGACGAATATTGCAGCGTGTAATCCGTCATCGGCGGAACATACGTTGCGGATGGCGCAGTCCATGAAACACCAGCCTGCGTGTTGCCGGGTATTGCGGTCACTCCAGCAGGAGAGGGAGGAAGAAACAAGTTCCACCGCGAGTCCGAGCCGCTCGCCACCAGTTCCCACGCAGACCCGGTCCACGCCCAGGTGCGCCCGCCCGCCGAGAAGGTTTGGCCTGTTGTCGGATTGCTTGGGAGTGAGAGTGACATACGGGTTCCTGCTTAGATGTTGACGGCGTGAGTCTTAGAACTAAAAAACGCCCCACGACGAGTTGACATTGCTGACTGCCGTGGAAACCACGCTGGACGCATCGGTCGCGTAGAACACTGTCTCTTGGATTTGTCCGCCGAGGACAGAGCGGTCAGACGCGCCCCAATTGATTGGAATACTCAACCGCAACACAGACGCAGACAGCGTCCCGGTCATTGAACTTGCGCTGCTTGTCGTGTTGTTGGCTCGCGCGTAAATAGACGAACCAGTTTTGTAGGTGCACACAACGTACCGATTGCCAGATGCAATCGACACGTTTGGCCTGACGTTGTTCGCAATAGTGCTGAATGTGTTTGGGTATTCTGAATTCCCGGCCGTTGCGACAAGCGTAGTCATCGACGATGTATTGTCGTAGTCGTTAGTGCTCGCAGTGCCAGCACTAATCCACCGACCATACGTAAAAGTATCAGTCCTACTTGCCGTCGATGCGTTGTAATTCACAACGCCAACAGCCAGCCAATTCGCGCTGCTGACCGACAGCCCGCGACACTCAAGCCCGCGCCCCGCTGTGTTTGGTGCTGGCACGTCCGTGAAATCAATCGCGGGGCGGCTGCCAATGGTGATCGCAGAGCCAGCGTTGACGACTCGCGGGCGAAAGTCGCTGGCGTTGCTGTAGGTGGTGTCGCCAAGATGGTTGCCGTTGCCGCTCTGGTCGTACCACCGCACGACGTACCCGGTGCCGCTGCCGACGAACGAATACAACGCCGCCGAGTCAATCCAATCGCCAGAGAAAAAGATGTCGGCCTGCGTGCTATCGCTGGATCGCAGCACCCGCAGGCACGCCCCAGAGTACGAGTTAGACAGCCGCCGCATTGAATATGCAGCCACAGGCGAAGTCAGGCCAGATTGCGACAGCAGATAAGACGGCCACGGGCCGTTTGATGCGGCGAAGCGTGACCACGCCCCCGATGCCGAGCAGAGATAAAACCACGAACCATCGTAGGCGATCTGCCCCGGCGACCCTGCCGAAGTCGCAGATGTCGGCACGCTTGACCATTGCGATCCACCAGCCGCCCCCACTTCCAGATACGCTCCCTGCCATTGAAAAACCTTGGACGTATCCAGTGCGACATACAGAATCCCCGCCGTACCTGTTGCGGGGAATCCTGCGACGGTCGAGGCGGTGACGACAGACGACGAGCCGCCACCACCGAGCGACACGCTGACGATGTTGCCCGTGGTCGGGTTGCGTACAAACAGCTTTGAGTCAGCGAAGTTGAAAGCTACTTCGTTGCTGCTCAAATCGCTTGTGGTTGGTACAGCGTTGGCTGTCCATGACCGTTTAGGTTTTAGGACGTTGCTCATGCGTCACCTGCTTGTAGAGATGTCCGTGGATTTGAGGAAACAGCTACGCGATCCACAGCGACAGAGATTGAATGTTTACGGAGCCACTTGAGAACACTTTGATAATGTCGCCAGCGGCAAATGGACAGGCAAGAATAAACATGTGCGATCCAAAGTCGGAATAATTGTCGCTTCCGGTTTGCGTTCCATTACCGTCAATTGATATTGCCAACTGTTCGCCAGAATCACGTTTTCGTGAAAATATCAAGCTGTTGGTGCCGGTATTGGGAAACGTAATATTGTAAGTGATATGAAGCGATCCATTAATGTTGGCAACAAACTGTTGTTG